GGGCGGGGCACGGGGTTTTGCAGATGCTTTTACCCCCAACGATTTAAATTTAGCTATTACAATAGGTACAGTAACTGTACTAACAACTTAGGAGTATTAACATGGCAAAAATGAAACACGACGACGAAGCTCAAGACAAAAAATTAATCGGTAAAATGATTAAAGCGTCTGAGAAAAAAGAAATGCCCGGCATGAAAAAGGGCGGTAAAGCTGTTAAAAAAATGGCTAAAGGCGGAGTTACTGGTCAAGCTATGAAGTCTATGGGCCGTAATATGGCTCGCGCTATGAATCAGAAATCAACCTCAAGAGGTCGTTAATATGGCAACCCAAATTAAACCTACAACCAAAAACAGTTCGCCTATGCGTACTGGCAAGGCTAAAAATAATGGCCCTGCTGAGATGTATGAAAAGAACGGTACTGGTGTAGCAGCTATGCGCAAATCAACCGGTCACGATGCAAAAGACCCAAATACATTTAGCGCAAATGAAGTTACTCCTAAAACAGTACCTATGCGTGTAAGTATTGGCAATATTGATCGCGGACCAAAAGAAGACGGTATTGAAGTTCGTGGTTCTGGCGCCGCAACTAAAGGTCGTATGGCTAGAGGTCCAATGGCATAATGAATTACGTACAGCTTCAGCAACTAATACAAGACTACGCCGAAAATACTGAGGCGTTATTTGTTCAGGACATTCCTAAGTTTGTCCAACAGGCTGAAACTCGTATATACAATTCAGTAAATGTGCCATCTTTACGCAAGAACGTAACCGGCACAATGACATCTGGAAACCAATATGTAGCACTTCCTATTGATTGGCTAGCTAATTACTCTATAGCTGTTATAGACCCAACTACTGGAATGTATAACTACTTAATTAACAAAGATGTTAACTTTATGCGCCAAGCCTACCCCTATGCCAGTAATAATGGTACGACTTATCAGGGTACACCTACTGGAACGCCTAAGTACTACGCTCTTTTTGGTTCTCAGTATTCAAATGTCAATGAAATGACCATTATGGTTGCGCCCGCTCCCGACCAAGCATATCCGGTTGAGATGCATTATTACTACTACCCACCTACTATTGTTCAAGGTATTATTGACGGTCTTAGCTCTATTACTAATGCTGGGTCGCTATATACACCGGGTGTATACCCAGAAGTGCCTTTAACTGGCGGAAACGGATCAAATGCTACAGCTACAATTACTGTAGGTTCTACTGGTTCTGTAACAAATATTACTATTAACGATGGCGGTGTTTTTTATGTGGCAGGAGATACTCTTAGCTTTAGTCCTTCTTCTATTGGTTCAGGTACTGGCTCTGGATTTACTGTAAACGTTTACAGTGTTTCTAATGCTACTGGTACAAGCTGGCTTGGCGATAACTATGATCCCGTGTTATTTTATGGCGCAATGCGGGAAGCCCAGCTTTTTATGAAGGGTGAGGCTGATATTATCGCTAACTATGAACAAAAATACCAAGAAGCCTTATTAGAATTTAGACGGTTCTGTGACGGTCTTGATCGTGGTGATAGTTATCGTGACGGCCAAACCAAGCTTAATATTAATCTTAAAGGTAATGTGGTCTCATGATTACCCAAACTTCTTGCACAATTTTTCAGCAGAATTTGCTTAACGGTAATGAGAACTTTACTACCGGAACTTATAAGATTGCCCTCTACAATGCGCTGGCTAATTTAGGTCAGCAGACTACGGCTTATACATCAGTAAACGAGGTTGTTGGCACGGGATATACGGCTGGCGGTCAGGTATTAACCATCTCTACCCCTCCTACCCAAAACACCCAATATAACGTCACTTATGTATCATTTAATAATGCCGTTTGGAATCCAGCTAGCTTTACCGCTAGGGGGGCATTAGTATACAATGCAACTACAGGCGCAGCATGTTTTGTACTAAATTTTGGGTCAGATAAGACTTGTACAACTAGCTTTACCGTGCAATTCCCAACGGCGAGTTATTCGTCCGCAATTTTAACCATTGGTACTACTACAAGTAGTATTAACTATAGCAGTTCAGACTAGGAGTAATTATGACTAAAGAATTTGTTGGATCTGGCGATTACGCTGTAGCAACCCTACAAGCTAACACTGCCACTAAAGAGAGCGTAGCTGCCGATGGTTACTACCATGTAGTTTGCCGTGATGCAGAAGGTAATGTTAAATGGGAAGATGGCTTTGAAAACCAAGTAGTTCAAGTCGGTAAGATCTTGGCTATGAACAACACTTTCTTTAGCGCTACTTCTATTGTTGGACCATACCTTGGTTTGATTAATACTTCTACCGGTTATTCTGCTACTGACACCATGTCTTCACACTCTGACTGGACTGAGTTTACAGCCTATACCGTAAGTGGTTCAGCACAACGCCCAACTGCTGTATTTACTACCGCAACTGGAAATAACGTAACGACTACCGGTGGTAACGTGGTTACAAGCGCTGCAACTGCAATTACTTATACTATTACGGGTTCTGGTGGTGTGGTAACAGGTTGTTTCTTAGTGACCGGCACAGGTGCTTCTCAGACTTTTGGATCTACCACAGGAACTTTGTGGAGCGCAGGTGGATTTTCTGTAGCTAAGACAACTACTGCTGGCGATACCGTAACTGTAACGTATAACACCACTGCAACAAGCTAAGAGGTTTAAATGACCTTCATTGTTGCAGACCGTGTCCAAGAAACTGGAACCGTAGCTACTGGTACTGGCTCAGTTAATCTGGCTGGTGCGGTAAACGGTTATCAGTCTTTTGTATCGGGCATTGGTAACGGCAACACAACGTATTACACCATTTATGACCCTACTGGATATACGTGGGAAGTAGGTCTTGGTACTGTTGTATCAGGCACTCCAAACGTATTACAACGTACTACTGTTTACTCAAACAGCGCTGGTACACAACCGTCTAAAGTTAGCTTTAGCACATCAAATACTTTAACAGTATTTGTTACTTATCCAGCAGAGCAATCAATCTACACGGGCGCTAGCGCTTCTTTAAACAAGCTTACGCTTACTGAATCTACCGCAACATTTTTAGCTACCGCATCTTCTGGAGTTATTACTTACGGAAATTTAAATTATTCAGATACCGGTATTTTTGGAGCAATGCAGCAAAACATTAATAGTTATGCGCAGTTTATTTTGCAAAATACTAATAATGGTACTCAAGCATCTACAGACTTTATTGTTAGCTCCGATGGCGGTACGTCTACTACAAACTACGGTGATTTTGGTATTAATAGCTCAACCTACTCGGCATCAGGAAGCGCATTAAACTCACCTAGTACTGTTTATTTATACGCACAAAGCACAGATTTAGCGTTGGGAACCAATTCATCTAATGCAATCCACTTTGTTATTAATAACTTAACTACCGATGCAATGACAATTAATGCTGCTAGTGCGGTGGCGTTTAACGGACAGTATGGTTCTTCTGGACAAGTTTTAACTTCGCAAGGTTCAAGCACACCACCAGTTTGGGCTGCTGGCGCTTCTAATGATGTAGCGTACTTTTTATCTTTTATGATGGGCTAATATGGCAACTTATGCAAATACTTCGTATGGTGTAAAGAACGTAGGTACTGCGGCATCTACCGTAATTTCTAGCGTAACAGCAGGAACGATTGCAATTGCAAGCGCTTTAGTATCAAATACCACAAATGCACCGATTACAACTTCTGTATACATTACTCGTAGCGCAGTAAACTACTATCTTGTTTATCAAGCCACAATCCCAGTCGGCGGTACGATTGAATGTATTCAAGGCAATAGAGTAGTTATGAATACCTCAGACTCGCTTAGTGTGCAAAATAGCGCCGCTAGTTCTGGGGATTGTTGGGTATCAGTCTTAACGGCACAATAATGACATACATCGGTAACAACTTAACAGTTCAACAGTACAGCCCGCAGATTGCTTATTTTTCAGGCAATGGCACAGCTACGTCATTTACTTTACCTAGCGCTGTAGTAAGTTCTGCTCAGATTATTGTTACTGTTGCTAACGTCATTCAAAACCCATCAAGTGCGTTCACCGTATCTGGCACAACCTTAACTTTTACTTCAGCTCCACCAAGCGGCACAAATAACATTTGGGTTGAGTATACGAGTTTACAGACTAACACTATTGCTCCAAGCCAAGGCACAGTAGGACCAACTCAAATCAATTCTAATTATGCTCTATGGAATTTAAGCGGTGGCAATATTAATTACACTTCTGGTAACGTAGGCGTTGGCACTGCTAGCCCAAGTGGTCCGCTAAGTGTTTCGTATTCATCTAATAGCGTATATAACACAGGTTTATCGGTTGTTAATTCAAACTCAGGTTCTGCTGCTGGTGCAGCATTTCAATTAACTAACGATGCTGGAAATCGTGCTGGGGGATATTTAACATCAAGTACTTGCCCATATTATGGCGGTGCAAATACATTTAACTTGGGTACAGTAGAAAGCATACCTTTTACCTTTTTAACAGGTAATTCAGAACGGATGCGTATTGACTCTAGTGGTAACGTTTTAATTGGCACTACTACTTCAGCTACGTATAAACTTAATGTAAACAGTAACGTAGGATGTAAAGGTGTTAGCGGTAATTTAAATACAACTCTAAGCGTAACAACTGGCGGCGCGGCTGGAAATTTTGCAGTTGCTGGGTTGATTGTTGTGCAAGGC